GCCCGGACAGCGTTATAATACCCCTGTTGATAGCCCCGGCAGTTTCGCCGTGGCTATTCTTATTTCCGAGTTTAACGCACTTGTTGGCTTCATCCCATTTTGACGGCGCGATTACATAGCCGGAGCGAATATCGCACCGAAGACCGGCCCAACTGACCCGAAGCCTTATACCTACTTCTTCGGCTACTTCCTTGCCTTTGTTGTTGGGCTTGACGTGCAGACCTACCGTAACCTTGAACTTCATATAGCCAGCATTTTGCCGCGCCCGGTCAATAGCCATTTGGCCGAAACGGGAAACTTCGCTACGAGGTAGTGGGCGGCTTCCAATTCTATGCCCTTATAACGCGGCTTGTAACCCGGCTTAGGCGTAGGGCCAAAGCCTAAGCGAAGTTCGCGGTAACGGGCCGCACAAAGACCGTTAGAAGTGCAGAACGCCTCAAGAGAAGCGAGCTTTTCAAGTTCCACAAGACGAGCGACAGCCAAGAAGAAACGGCGGCTTATTTCTTCCCGGATTGGCCATGAATCATTAACTAAGCGTGGCATACCCCGGCGGCTTTTGCACTTGACATGATAGCGTTATAGTCTGCTTCCGATATAACTATACTTTCCGTTCCCGAAAGGTAGGCGGCTTCCAAAGCGTCGAAGACGTGGAGCGGTAAAAAAGGGTAATATACCCTGTCGGAATAGAATGTATCTACTTTGATTTCCATATAGCGAGTTATTTTTAGCAAATTTTGCGTTTAACGGCGTTTGTGTGCTTAATGGTAGTCTTTACTACCCCAAGAAAAAAGTGCGAAAATGGGGCGTTTCTGTGCGTTTTCGGCGTATCAATATAACACGCCGTTTTTAGGGGGGGGATTTACTCACGCGTATGCGCGTACTTTAAATTTAATATAAGGGTATTTTCCCACCCCACACTAACCGGCAGCGACACATCCGGCAGCGTCGCCCAGACGGGCATTTGCTTTTTTAGAAAGTTCGGTTAAGTTTTCGATAGTGCGCTGTTGGCTTTCCATTATTCGCTGTTGACTTTCGATGATAGAAAGAAGCCGGGCTTTTTCGTCCTTAGCTTCGTCCAAGAGTTTTGCAAGCATTTCCGACGGCCGGATTTCAGTGGCTTCGGCTTCCGGCTTTGTTTCGGGTATGAACATTTCGCCCTCGCCGAGCAACAGCCACAGGGGATTGAGCCGGGGAAATTGTATGGTAATTTGTTGCAGTGTGTCGGGCATTATTGATTTTCTAATGCTTTGAATATAAGCCGACCCGACCCCAACGCGGCGGCAGAACTCGCGCTCACTAATTCCTTCTGCTTTTATAAATTCTTTAAGACGCTCTTTTACTGATACTTCCATATATTAAGAGTGCTAAATGTTATCTTTTGTTAAATTTGCGATATTTGTATGGCAATTCCTTGCACTATGTATGGCAAAGTATTAACTTTGCATTGTGTAAGGCTTTCAAGTGCAAAGTTAAGCAATTTTGAGCCAACCGACAATAACAAAAACTACTTAAAAACAGGCTATATGGTTTATACGACAGCACAAATTAACCGCAACTTCCGAATAAAGGTTAGCGGCGTGAACGGCGAAGGAGCATACATCAACACCTTAGTAGGCGTTTCCGGGCTTCTTCGACTGATAGGCGAAAAGTTGGCTAACAACCTGCTTACACGCGCTTTCAACTGCTTGCTTGATAAGTGCGTTTGCAAACTTCGCCGAGGGCTAAAAATCACCTTCTACAACAAATAAACATACAGACGTATGGCAATAGAAACCATAATGGCAAAAGCTCGAGTAAAAGTGCTGACCGATTTCGGCTATTGGTGTCTTACGGAAATACGCGGACTTAAAGAAGGCACGGAATTAGAAGGCCGGTACAACCCCATAAACAAAGCCTTTGACTTCACATGGAACGGACAGGACGCGATGCTTTGGATAGGACAGAACGGCGAACTTATAGAAGATAACAAGTAATACCATACAATAATGAGCATGAACGACGAAAGAGGTTGTAGCGTTTGCCAACCCGGAAAAGAGAATTACGAACACTTCACGACGCGACTGCGCGGCAAATCAGTACGCCGTACACAATACGACTACTGCACCCCGGACGGGGAACTATTCGCTTGTGTCGGCGCAGACATTGACGACTGCCGGAAAAAGCGCGATGAGTGGCTACGCCGCCGGGAAGGAAAGAATGGTTAGGGACAATTTGCCCGGCTTCGTATCAAGTTACTACGCAAGCAATATGACCACTATATAAAGCCAACGGAGAAAGAATCCCTTTCGTGAAGGCTATAAACCGTTGACAGGCGGCAATAGACCCCGGCGCGGAACGCTCAAGGCGTAGGAAGCCCGAAACTTCCGCCGCGCACCAAGCAAGATTACAAACTTCAAAATTTCAATAAAATGGTAATGACCGAAACAGCAACTACAAAAAAGTGCAGCTACCGGGGCTTCCGAACAGCCCTCGCACAAGTAAAGATGGGCGACTATAAAGAAGTCGTAGCCGCGTTGTGGAAAGCGTTGGGCATTTGCAACCGAAACAGCTTCTACGCCTACCGCGACGGCAAACAAGAGCCAAAAGCAACTCAGGCCGAAGCAGTAACCGCCGTGTTTGAACGCTACGGTATAACTAAAATTTGGGATATATGAAGCTCAACGCGGAACTAAGTCCACGCGAAACCGAGATAGCCGAGTTATTGGCATGGGGCGCAAGCAAGAAAGAAACCGCCGATAGGCTTTTTATTTCGCCGCGCACCGTAGAGAACACCGCCCGGAACATATACGCCAAAATAGGCATTCAAAAGGCCACGGAACTTTGCGTATGGTGGTTTTGCAACAAGTGCGGCGTCCCCGTTGGATTAGACCCCTTAAAACGCGCCTTCATTGCCACGGTGCTACTCCTTGCCTTCCTTCCCTACGAGTTACGACCCGATACCGACAACTTCACGCAAAGGACTACCGCCCGGACTACACGCACCATTAGGGCGCAGCGCAGAAAAGGCAGAGAAGAAGAATTATTAACCCCCTTCAACATCACAGCATGAGCAAACAGGACATAATAACGGCCATATTCGGGAAGACCGAAAGCGGCGAGCCTTACACGCTAAAACAGGGCTTAGTATTCGTATGGTTTGCGTTCAGCCTTTCCGCCCTTTGCCTACTTGCCGAAGGCCCCTATTGGTTGCTGGCTATCCTATTCGCCAATTTTTGGGCTTCCGCAAGAGCATTAGAAAAATTACCCCTTCCGGCAGACCCGGAAGACAAATTTAACGACGACGAAGATGATTAACAAAAAGACCCGAATAATAGACCTTACCCTCGGCGAACTTTTGGAAGCCGTCGAAGACAGGGTTAAGGAAGTAATAGCCGGAAAGCCCGACAAAGAAGCCAACACCGAAAAACGATACGTCTACGGTCTGAAAGGTTTGGCGCGGCTTTTAGGGTGCAGCAAGACCACGGCAAGCCGTATCAAAACTTCCGGGAAGATAGACAAAGCAATAACCCAAATTGGCGCATTGCTGATTATAGACGCGGAATTAGCCTTGAAACTGGCCGGCGAAAGACAACCGAAAAAATAACACCAACAAATTTCAGCTATATGAGTAAACAAGTAAAAATTAGACGCATTGCCCTTGCCAACTTCAAGGGGCTGCGCAACGTGGCGGTAGACTTCGGCGACACCGCGACGACCATCAGCGGACATAACGGCACAGGAAAGACCACGATAGCCGATGCTTTTGCGTGGCTTCTTTGGGGTAAGGACTCCGAGGGAAACAGCGATACGAAATTTGGTATTAAGACGACCGACGCAAACGGCGACTTCATTCCCGACCTTGAACACGAGGTAATAGGCAACTTCGACATCACGGACACCGAAACAGGGGAAGTTACCAACGTAGAGCTTCGCCGCGTCTACGTCGAGGAATGGCGCACCCCCAAGGGCGAAACCGAGCGAATATTAAAAGGACATCGTACCGATTTCTTCTATAACGGAGTTCCTCTCAAGACGAAGACCGAGTACGACGCGAAGGTAGCCGCAATAATTCCCGAAGGACTTTTTAAGGTTCTTACCGACCCCTATTATTTCCTTACGCTTCATTGGAAAGCACAACGCGAACTGCTTCTGCAAATAGCTGGAAATATAGACGACAGCACCGTAGCCGCCACACGCGCCGACTTCGCAGGGCTTCTAAACCGGGTAACAGGAAAGACGATGGAAGAATACAAAAAGGAAATTTCTGCACGTCGCACCAAAATTGAAACCCAATTAGACAAAATCCCAACCCGGAAGGACGAAGCGACACGCAACACCCCGGTAGCCCCGGACTACGCCGCCCTTGAAACCGAAAAGGCACGGCTTGAAACCGAACTTTCGCAGATAGACGCTGCGACCACTTCCGCAGCCGAAGCCAACCGCGTAGCCTACGAGAAAGCGGCCGAGTTGCAGGCACAAATCAACGGCAAGCGCAGCCAACAGCAAACTGCGCTTTTCAACGCCACCGAAGCCGCCCGGACACAGGCATACGAAGCCAACAAGACCGCCGACGAAGCCGCCCGGAGCCTTAGCCAAGTCGAGAGCGATGAACGCTCGGAAGCGGCATTTTACAGCCGGGAGCGTCAGCGCATAGCCGACAACATCAGCCGCGCCGAGCAGCACAAGAAAGGCTATGAAGCACAAAAAGCCGACCTTATAGCCCGGTGGAACGCGGTAAACGAAGCCGAGTACCAAGAAAAGGAATATACGACCGCCGGGCCGCTCCTTTGCCCCATATTCGGGCATCTTTGCGCCGACCCCGACGCGACCAACCGCCACAAGTGCGACGCGGCAACAGCCGCCGAGCAGTTCCGGGCAAACCAAGATAAGGAGCGCGAAGCCTTCTACGCCGAGCAGACCAAGCAGCTCGACAGCATGGATGCGGAAGGGCAGGAGCTAAACCGCCTTATTGCGGCGCAGGACACCGAGATAGCCCGGCTGCAAAAGGAAGCCGCCGACCTTGAAAAAGCCCATACGGATAAGGCTGCCGAATATGTCGCAAAGAAAAAGCAGTACGCCGACACCATAGCTGCCCACCCACGAATCAGCACCAACCCCGTAATAAAGGGCGAAGACCTTCCGACATGGGTAACACTTCAAACCGAGATAGACCAACTTACCGCGCAGCTCCCACAGGCAGCGACGCAGACCGACACCGCCGCACTTCGCCAAAAGAAGGCGGAGCTTACATCCCGGCTCGACGACATAAAGCAGAAGTTAGGGCTACGCGCCATAATAGAAGCGAGCGCGGCTC